CGTGATGAAGATACGGCCGCAACTCCCCCACCATCGCCGCGTGGCGGGAATGAGTGTTATTCAGTAGAGTCACTAAGGTCTCCACGCCATTCTCAGATTCATTTCTCATGGTGCCGACGTGTAGATGTACCACCACGAAGCCGGTAGAGTCGTCTATCGAATCAGCGAATCCGTGTTCGTCGCGGTGAACGGCGAAAGGTGGGACAAGTTCATGTCCAGCCACCGCCCGCGCGAGGTCTTGGGGAGTCATTTACATGCTCCCATCTTCGCCAACTGCGAATTGAAATCCGACAACCTTGAGATATGCGAACGCATAGCCTGTTCCGTAATCTGTGTGGTATGTGCCAAGTGAATGCCACGCCACAACTTCTCCTTCGGGAGCGCGCCAATCGAGGAGCCTATCGTCGTATCTATCGAAAATAACGGCGATGCTAGCCCGTAAACATCCTGATAGGGACGTTCTGTACATACTGGCTATGCAGAGTGCCTTGGCGTAGTGAATCCATATGCGCCGCAACCACGCTATGCGTTCCTTGCGCCAGAGTTCTTTCTCGATCACGGCTTCCACTCCTCCACTTTCACGCCGAAGGCTCGCTCGAACTTAACAGCAGCGTCGTACCACTTGTAGTCTTCGTCATCCATCAAGCCGAGACGAATGCAAAGCTCGCCTTCTTCGTCTCGGTAGCACACGTCTCCCTGCGGCCATTCGCCAGGATGAAACTCCCGCATCGCTTCCTTGAGGCGGGATTCGGCTTGCTCAGCGCGATACAGCCTTCTATTGGATTCTTGAGCTACTCTGACCATTAACTGTTCATTGTTGTCAGCTCGTTCGAGGGCGTCGGCGAGTTGGTCGCCCAGATCGATCATCGTCTCTATTGCTTCACGTTCGCTCGGGTGTGGGATCATGGCGACGAGAAGCACCTTGGCCGCATTGACCCTCCCCCGCGCCTGCGCCGCTGTCAGCTTGGTGGTCATGTCTTGGTTTCCGCGCTTGCCAGCCCGAAGCCCAGGGCGGCGAGCAAGGCAAACGCTGCCGTTGACCACGCCCAGGACGCCCCGCCCACCGCTACCACGGTGAACCCTATTGTCGGCAGCAGCAGAGCGATGGACAGTGATTCGTACAGTTGTTCGCGTTTCATACTCACTCCTTCGGGAAGTTGCGGCGGTGTTCTTGGACGGCGGCGACGGCTTCAAACACTCCACCAGCAGGGCCGTAGCCCACGATGCCCTCTACTGCATCCACCACCCTCTCCGCGCTCTCTAGGCGGCGTTCGAGGCGATGGATATATAGCATCGCGTCATCAGCGAAGATGGCTAACGGCCACTCAACTCCAGAAACATACCGTACCAATTTCACGGATGCGTGGCACGGAGGAAGCTCATCGGGATGGATACCGGCATACGTCGCGCAATATCGACGCAATTCTTCATATCGCTTGTCCATCACTTCTCCCCGATGCGCTCGCCCAGTTTGTCAATCGTGAAGCCCCATGCTTTAAGGGCCTTGGTAAGCCTCTCGTTCTCCTCCCGCAACCTCGCGCACTCGATGATGCGGTCTACGGATCGTTGGGCGCTGGCGATGATCCCATCGTAGATGCCGTCTACTTCATCTCGTGTAGCCTTGCGAGACTTGTACAGCGCCGCGCGCTGCCCTTGCCACATGCCAAGAATGCGCAATGCGGCTTCGTAATCCTCCCGCTCCTGGTCGGTCAGCTTGGGTAGGGTGGTCATAGCGTGTTCTCCATCAAACCGGCGGCAACGAGCGTGGCGATGATTCGCTTCTGTCCTGCCGGATTCCATGAATGGACGTGGCACTTCGGCGCTTTCCGTTTGCCCGTCTGCACAAGATCAACCAGCAGCGCCGCCAGCGTATTGCCTGTGCGCTCCGGGGTGGTGTAGCCATACGACACGTCGCCCAGATCATGGTCGAACGAAACCTCGTCCCAATCGCGCGATTGGAGAAGGTCAATCGCCTCGTCTACCGTTTTGGCCAACGTCCAGCCTTTGGGCGCGGGGCGAATGTCGTCAATGTAGAGCTTCACTTCTTCCCCCTCGACCGTTGGAGGTCGGTCATTTGCGCTGTGCCCTGTAGTTGGAATGAGGTTTTTCGCATTTTTTCGACCGTCTGCCGGCGTTGTAAGCATCTTCCAAGCAGCCCTGACACGGCTTCGGATGTTGACGGAACCACTCCATTCGCGCTTCGTACCGCTTCCACCACCGCTCGAACGCTGACTGGCGCTTAGGCATTACCCCACCTGTTCGACGTAGATTGAGTTTGAAGCTTGCGGACGAACAGCCACGCAATCGCGATGTGATCTCACGTCGAGTGCATTGTCATCGCGCAATCTCACGCCGAATTCAATGCCGCCGCGTTTGAATATGATATCTGACCCAGGAGGAAGCGGCTTGAGGTCGAGGCCATCGCGAATGAAAACATCCGTGTCGCCAGCGTGAGTCTTGACTAGCTGGGCGCTGACATAGCGAAGGTCTCTAGTCAAGCATTGGATTTCCTGTTGCGCCCACTTGGGCAGCCTGTCGAACTGCTCTTGCTTGTATCTGCTCATGGCTTCACCTCTAGGACCAGTCTGGGCCATGCGATGGAGATTGTCAAGCTATGGCCCTGATCTTCGCTTCTAGGTCGGCAGCTTCGGTGTTGAACCGGCATATCTCGGACTCAAGGTTGCGAATATACGGCTCATCCCTGTATATGCGCTTCACGAACAGAGGGAGCTTGGGCCAGTACGAAACGAAGTCGCACCACTCGCGCTCGCAGACCATCAACTGGCCTTGGACCTGGGCCTTGTGTTCCCAAGGCATTTCCTTGGCCAGCAGGACTTCGATTTGCAGGTGGGGGAGCTTGCTCTTGATTTCCAGCGTGCCTTTCTCTCCCATGAGGCTGTCAGGCGACGCCCCGACGGGCGCGCCTGAAAACACGTTCCTGGCGAAGCCTACGCGCGTAGGATCGACGTTCCGCTCGAAGGCATAGCGGGTACGGGCGTCGTCCTCCATGAGCTTCCCGCGCTCCATATGGGCATTGGTGTAGGTCTCTGCGGGCTCTCCGGTGATTCGTTCGCCGACGATGCGAAGGAGGTACTTACGGCGTGTTTCCGACTCCCCGCCGCTCCGTCCTTTGGCGAGGATGGTTCCGAACTCAGAGGCCGTGACAATTCCGCACCGCAGGCGCTTCCACTCGTCCGAGCCTTGCTCTACGTCGAAGTATTCCACCGTCATGCGTGATCTGCCCGGTTCTGTTCCAGCCGCTTCATGGCGTAGCCGTATTCGCTGGCGGGAATCTTGGCGATATTGTCAACCTTGTAGTAGCCGAGCATTCGACGTTCTGCGCCCTCTGGGCATTCGTCCAGAAGTGCCCGCATATCGGCCTGTTGCTTCTCCGAGAGCGTTTCGACCTTAGAGCCCGCGCTGTTCCCATCGTCGTCGTCCTCGCCGACCGCGACGTTGAAAATCAGCTTGAGCAAGTAGCGCATGCCGTATGACATGGCGGAACCTACCGCGTGCGTCTTGGTCATCACGTCGCCGCCCTTCGCGCCCTTGCCGTCCGCACAGATAACCGCGCGGTAGCTTTCGGTATGCCCCTCCTTGTGGGCGAGCTTGGCCAGCACCTCGACGTGATCCGCCGGGGCGTTCGTTCCGGTATCGAAGCTCAGGGAAAAGCCGTGCTTCGTGTAGATCGGCCGCAATGCTTTATCGAGCGCCGCGTAGCTGGCATACTTGCTCTTGGTCTGAGTGTTGTTTGAGTCGGTCGCCACGACACCAATCTCTGACTGGCATTCGTTGAAGGCTGTGTTGAAAGCGACCTTGGCGCGGTCGGCCTGAACCTGTCGGGCCATGTTCATCAGCCGTTCCATCTTGTCAACGTCTACGTTCGGATCGGCGGCGGCCTTCTCAATGACAGACAGCAGCGCCGACGGCTCAACCTTCGCAATGGCGTTCATCGTGAATCCTCAGTTAGAAGCGTGTACTTTAGCGGCCTGTTGGCTCACCCGATGATCCCGCCATTCCAGATGCGCGCCGATCAGGAAGATAGCGACGATCAGGTACAGGCAGGTGCGGGGCTTGAGCTTCATAGGTTCTTCTCAATCCACTTGATAACAGGGGCGAAAGTTTTTGGAGAGCCCTTTTGTCCATTAGCATCGCCATCGTTCAGTGCGGCCAAGGTGCGTTGAATATTGGGAGACAAGCCGAGGAATTCAGCCGGACCATCGCCTGATTCATGCTGTGCTTTGATGGGCCACTGGTCATTTGCTTGATATGGAGTCTTTGTGATTTCGCACAAAACCCCCAAGCAACAAAAGCGGTCGATCTGGGCGACCTTGTTGTGATACGTTATTTCGCCCGCTCGCACACACAGGCGAGTTGTTGCCTTCCCATACTGGCCCGACTTGAGCGCCTTGAGCCACTTGGCTTTGAGTTTCTTGTCCATCACTTGTGCCTCGCGTCGAGTGCTTTAGCCAGTTGATTCAGAACGCTAGCGAGGATCGGATTCATTTGCGTAATCGTCAGCAGCCTTGACCATTCTCTGGCGCGTTCTGCCGTCAAATCCTCATGCGCCTTATAGGTCTTGAGGCTTTTGAGATAATCCGTCCGTTCGCTCACAGCTTCTCCATCGGCGGCTGCCAGTTTTGCTTGGGAGGATCGAGCCGGTTAGCGGCTTCCCGGATAGCCGAGCGGAACAGCGGCAGTTCGCTCGCGGCAGTGCGCAGGACACCGGCCAATTCCTTGCCGTTGCACTTGCCGTAGTTGTTGTATAGGCGCGTGTGCATAGCTACTCCTTGCCGCCCGATGAGGCTTGTGGGACCAGGGGGGTGGTTTCACTTCGATTTGCCCCACCGGGCGGCGAGTGGATAAGCCCTAGGTAGTGGTTGGTGAGACGAATAGCCCGGCGCTCGTAGTGAGCGTAGCGCGCCCAACTTGCAGCCGCCGCCTCGAATTGACGGCGCTCACGCATCCGCGCGCACACCGCAAGGAAGTTGTCGCCTTCCTCTTTGCAGCGATGGATGAGCTTAACGAGGCGGTCGGTGTAGGTCATGCGATGGCCCGCAGAAACGCGCGCTCTAGACGCTTCCATTCCTTTTTTCTAGCGTCGGCGGCGTAGGCGGCGGCGTCGGCGGCGGCGTCGGCGGCGTATGCGGCGGCGTCGGCGGCGGCGGCGTCGGCGGCGGCGTCGGCGGCGGCGTCGGCGGCGGCGTAGGCGTCGGCGGCGGCGTCGGCGGCGGCGTCGGCGGCGTCGGCGGCGTAGGCGGCGGCGGCGGCGGCGAGCGTCAGCGCGAGCAGCGCGAGGGCGGCGGCGTCGGCGGCGTAGGCGGCGTCGGCGGCGGCGTCGGCGGCGTATGCGGCGGCGTCGGCGGCGGCGGCGTCGGCGGCGGCGGCGGCGGCGGCGGCGGCGTCTCGGTATTCTTCCGGCGTCACCTTCTGCCCGCGCGCCTCCTTGGCGAGCAATGCGCGAACGCGCGTAATCGAATCATGCTCGCCTTTGCGGCGCTTCACACAGGCGAGCAAAAATCGCACAAGAACGGCGCGCTTTGCCTTCGATTCCTTGACTGCGCGGAGCGCCCACAGCGCATCGCGCAATCCGTTGGACTTCACGATGTGCGCCAGCGATAGCCGGCGATCCATCGCGGCGCGTTGCTTCGGCGTCAACGACGCGAGCAGCTTATCCCAGCCCGACGAACATGGGCCGTGTTTACGTATTGCGTTGAGCGTCGTGTAGAGCATGGCCCCTCCTGAGTTGCCACCAACTCTAGTCCCAGCTTGGTCCCATGTCAATCTCTATGTGCTATGATTTACGTATGCCAGCATATGTAACGACTTGACTTAGGTTCCAGCTTGGGCCAGAATGGTCGCATGAGAACGCATAAAGAGCTTCTATCGACGTGGGCGCCATATGGTTCACGCGGATACAGACAGTTGGCCGCTGAACTAATGGCCGCTGTCGATCCATCGCAACAGCCGTGCCCAATCTACACCTGGATTCAGACGAAACGCTGGTGTCAGCGCGGTCGGATTCCGCCGACGGCGTACACTGATTTCCTAGTTGTCTGCAAGCGACGGCGCTTAGGCGTCACCATGCAAGAGATAGTGGAGGGTAGGCCGTGACTCGCGACGAAACGCTAGAAGCCATCAAGGTGATGCAGCACTACGCGGATGGTGGTGAGGTTGAAAGTCGCGCGCTGACTGAAGGGCCATTCTCTGGCCCTGGATCATGGGAATCGTTCTGGGGGCCGTGGACGGTAGATAATTCTCCGATCTGGGGATTTTGCTCCAAGCCAAGAAGGCAATACCGCATCCGCCGTGCCCCGAGGGAGTTTGCTTTGGAAATCGGCCACGACGGTAACCCGTCATACTTCAAGCAAGTCATTAACGGCGAGTACCTAGAGCCACGTCCGACTTGCCCACACACAATCCGCGTCCGTGAAGTGATGGGCGAGTAACCAACCGCCCGCAGGGCAGGAGAACTAACGTGTTCGGATTCACTTTCGACAAGCGACTGACCAATGCTGTTAAGCGCGCCGAGACGCTAGAGGGCGAGAACGAAACCCTCCGGCAGCAGATTGCCGAGGCCAAGGGCCAGCTTGCAGACCTGAAAGCCACTAAGCAAGCCGAGGAAAACGAAATCAAGCACGGGCTCAAGATGGAGCGCGAGCGGATGGACCTGGAGAAGCAGAAGCACGAAGCTAAATGCGAACGCGAGAAGGAATCGGCCATTGCGCTGGTTAAGGATCAGTACCGCGACAAGATGGAGAACGAACTGCGCGAGCAGATCAAGCGCGGTGAGTCCTTGTACAAGGAAATTCTCGGCCGTCTGCCGGACGTAAACGTTAAGCTTCGCGGTACGGTGAAGTGATGGGCCATGATCCATTCTTCGATGACCGACCGGGCGGTTGGTTCGGGAATTTGTCCGATCTGGGCATGAGTCAGCTTCAAAATGAATACTCACGACTCATGCAAGCAGCAGCGCAAACCAGACAAGCAACTCTCTCTGCAATCATGAGTAGTTATCAGCAACCAGGATCGCAGGTAGCGATAAGTGGTATCGGATCGACCGTTGACATTGACAAGATGCCGCTGCTTGATTATCTACGCGCACGGACGAAGGACTGGCTAAAGGACGTGAAGCTATGACTAAAGCCGAACGCGCGCAACGCTTTGCCGAACTCTACTCCGCAGGTAAGACGCTTGTGGAGATAGGCAAGGAAGTAGGGTGCAGCTACGAGACGGTGAGAGTGTGGCTTGGCCGGCTGGGCGTGAAGTTCAGGCGGCGTGGGCCGAGGAATGCCAACAGAGAGGCTGCCAATGGCTAGAAAACTCAAGTCATTAGAAATGATAAAGATAGACAAGAAAATCAAGATGCCAAAGAAGGCGAGCGGTCGCCCGAGACGCTATCCATTCGACAAGATGCTGGTTGGTGATTCGTTTGTGACTGATTTGCAGTCTACTGCATCAGCTGCCCATAGCTATGGGAAAGGGCATAACATGAAATTTGCTAGCCGCAAAGAAGGCAAGAAGTTCCGCATTTGGCTAATCAAGTAGGTTGACCCTAACGCATCCGTGCGCTAGCTGGAGGAACAATGGCAAAGTTCGTGAGCGAAGTCGCGGCGCTCCTTGGCCGACGTGGCGGCATCAAGGGCGGCAAAGCGCGGGCTAAAGCCCTGAGCGCCAAGCGTCGCAAGGAGATTGCCAAGAAGGCGGCCCAAGCTCGGTGGGCCAAGCGTGATACTTGACCGGGGCATGCTCACAAGGTAGATTTTCGGAGAGCGAGGAGGCCCTGTTACCTCCTCGCCCTGACAACGGTGTGACTGCACCGATGCCCCAAAACGGCCGACGGGGGATTTTACCCGAACGCCGGTCACTAGGGAATCGTCGCCATGCCGTTTAGGAGCAGCATGAAGCGCGACGGATTAACCCACCCTAGGCTATACGAGCTTGCCGCATTGCTCGGCATCCCTCGCACTCAGGCTATTGGCATTCTCGAACTCGTCTGGAATTTCACCGCCGTACACGCTCCCTGTGGCGATATAGGGAGACATTCCGACGCTGCTATAGCCGGTGCATGCGACTGGAATAATGGCTCAGAGGCGCTTGTACGCGCCCTAGTGAAAACCGGATGGCTAGAGGACCACTCACAACACAGGCTAATAGTGCATGACTGGTCAGAACACGCCGCCGGGTGGATACGGTCGAAGCTCCAACGCTCAGGTAAGCGGTTTGTGACTAGTGAGGCCACTAGTGTCGCGAGTAGTGTGCCCACACAAGAGGCCACTATCCTAGTCAAGTCTAGTCTAGTCAAGTCTAGCCAAGAAGAAGAAAGGGCCACCTGCGGTGTCCCGTGGCCCGAGTGGTTGGATTCAGTTTCCTGGCAGGCATGGACAGCGGAGCGACGCGAGCGCAAGAAGCCACTCACGCGGCGCGCGGTGGTGTTGCAGTTCTCCCTACTAGACCGCTTCCGTGATCGACAGGCCGAGATTATCAACGCGAGCATTGCGGCTAACTGGACAGGACTTTTCCCGCCGAAGGATGTGCAACATGAAACCAGCAAGCGACTATCTGCCGTCGAGCGGATTGCCCAAGCCAACGGACTCGCCGACGAACTCTATCCCCCCGCACACAATGGCCCGAGCGACGCGATTCTGGTTGCGGATGGGGGAGATGTTCGGGAGCCGGTGGTCGGCGCAGTACGGCGATAAGCCTACTACGACCTGGATCAGCGGCTTGGCGAAGCTCACCGACCAACAGATTGCGCGAGGACTGCGCACTACCGCGACGACGGGCAACGACTGGCCGCCATCGCTCCCGCAGTTTTACGCATGGGCGCTCGACGACTCTGCGGAACCGAAGTTGCCGCAGTTGAGTCCGCCGCTTGAAGTTGACTTTGAGCGGCGACGTGCGATTTTCGAGGATATGAAGCGAGTGACACGCGGCGAGAAGCCGCTCGGGCCTCCGAGGGAGTGAGCGATGATTGAACTTCGATGGTTAGTTCGTCCTGGCTGGGATGGTCCTGAGCGCGTGCTCCAGTATCGCAATCAAGAACACAACCCGCCGCATTGGATTGACGTTCCTGTGGTTGACGAGAACTGCAATGGGCTGCGCATTCCGTGTGGTGATTTGAATGACGAGTAAGCTCGAACTCGTCCGTTTGCCCACTGCAAACCTGCCCATCTCGCCCGAGTAGAAACAGTCGATGTGGGCGCTCATCAAGCACAGGAAGGACAAGCCGGCGGATTTGCGCGCCGTGTTCTACGGCCGCAAAGGGAAAGAACTGGCGGACTTTCTGCTTGCAGCGCGGGTGGAGGAATGATGGTCGGCGATTCTCTGACAGACGACGCAAAGACGTTCATTCGGCTCAACTACATTACGCACGGGGCCAAGTGGTGCGCTCACAAGTTGGGTGGTCCGTCCTACAGCACGATCAAGCGCTGGGCCAACAAGAACGGGTTACGGCGTCAGTTTCGACGTAATCAAGAGGCATGCCGGATGAACGTTGCCGATCTTGAGCTAGAGGCCATCAATCGGAGGCCGTGGCGGTGAAGATCATCCGCACTGAGCGCGAGCGGGCGCAATTCGTGGAGCTTGTGCTAAACTCTAGGCTGCCGCTGATGGTTGAATGCGAGGATGCGCCGAAGCGGATCACGGATGCTAGGCGCGCGCGAATTCACATCATCCTGCGCGAGCTTGCTTCCTACCACGGCTACGATGCCGACGGATTCAAGAAGCTGGTTAAGGAAGGGAAGGTTCCTGGCGTGGTTTGGCCGGTCACGATTCAGGAAGGCGCACTAGGCGCAGTTGAAATTCCTGTGCCGACCATGAAGCTCTCGAAAGAAGATGCCGAGCGTATCGAGATTCAGCTAGAGGCTTTTGCGTCGGAGACGGATACACCGATCACCGCGAGGGACAACTGGCATGGCTAAGATCAAGATTAAGCATGTTCGCGGTTACGGGCCTCGCGGTTGGTCTGCATGGCAATATCCGACGCCAACCAAGTATCTAATGACGTGCTGTGATTGTGGCTTGGTGCATGAGATGGAATTCAAGGCGTTTCAAGTCAAGTCCACATGGAAGGACGGCCGGATGGTGCTTAGACCAATGCCGGCCAAGAGGTTTCGTGCAGGACTTCGCGCGCGTCGCGCAGATAAGCGCACGGCGGCGTATCGCAAGCACGTTGGAATAGTGGTCGAGAAGTGACCCGCAAATTCCTCCTCGGCGAGCCCGTCTATCATCCGCTATTCGGCGAAGGCCGCGTATTGGAGCATCCTGACGTGATGGTCTCTGTAGACTTCCCCAAGCTCGCTGATTCCCAAGGTGGACGGCAGGCGTGGGTGAGGCAGGAGCAACTAAGGAGCAAACATGACCAAAAGAGCCCCCCCCGTCGAGCTTCACGATAACGAAGTCTGGGTAGGCATGGACAACCATCGCCGTATCTGTGGCTTGCTTGCTGACCGCGTGTACTACTCGCGCGGCGGAGATTCGACGTTGAGCTGTCGAATGAAAACCTTCTTGCGTTGGATCAAGGCGCAACAAGCTACGTTGGTGAACAAGCAATGATCCCCAAGTATCGCCGCATTGAATCGAAGGCATTGCGCGAGAGCATTCACGGCAAGACCTGTCTGCTCAATGTCTCTCAGGTGTGCAAGATGATTGCGCGCGATCCGACGGTGGTCCCCTGCCATGCCCCGAGTGAGGGAAAGGGCTGGGGGATTCGTTCGAGCGATGTTTTCGCATGTGCAGGCTGCTTCGACTGTCATACCGTGCTTGATCGTCGCGCCGTGTATCCGCTGACCGGGAAGCACATCACAGACGATGAAGCGGCTTACTATTGGTTGCGTGCGCTACAGCGGCAATGGCAGCTATGGATCGAGGAAGGGCTGATATTCGTGAAGGGGCATGAAGCGTAATGCTCGCCGCCGCGCTCGCTGTCGGTCTGTCCGCCGCTCCGGTTGATCCGGCTGTACTGAATGCTGTGCGCGCGGTAGAATCATCGCACGGGAAAGACAAGCGTGACGGTGACATTGATCGTCCGTATTGTCAGCGGAGTTTCGGCGATTGGCAGGTGACGGTGCGCGCGGTGCGGCACATGGTGGGGGTCGGGAGACTGGACGCGAAGCGCATTCCTGGATTCTCGCTCACGACGTGCGGTGGCATCGTGAAGTGGCTCAAGACGAGGCGCGGCGGTCGCGCGGCTGCAAACGCATACTTTGGCTGGCTACTCTCCCAGCACTCCGACACCGAACACGCCGCATGGCATTGGAATTGCGGTCCCTATCGAGAGCATGACGGATCGAAGGGCGCGCAGCGGTGCGACAGGTTTGCCAGGAAGGTGATGGAGAACGTCCGGTGACGTTGACCAGCTCGCTTGAGGAAAATTTTGCATGGCAACTGAACGTGCTGAATCTCAAGGGCTGGGTACGCGAGTATCGCTGGCATCCCAGCCGGCGTTTCCGGTTTGACTTTGCATGGCCTGAGCAAAAGGTCGCGGTTGAGATTGAGGGCGGTATCTGGAACGGCGGCAAGCACGGCAGGGGCTCAGGCATCCTCAAGGATTGCGAGAAACGCTCCTTGGCAGCCGTAGAGGGCTGGCTAGTGCTTTCCGTGGCCCCTAACCACGTTAAGTCAGGCATCGCTATAACGTGGCTACAGACGGTATTAGAGCGAACGCATAAACCAGACTATGCACGCATAATGGCCCAACGTCCTCCCGTGAATCCTTGTGGATAACTGCCGTTCGTCGGCTGACGTTGACAATCTCTGAGGCTTGGCCCAAACTGGTCCCAAGTTCAGGAGGTAGCCACCATGACCACCATCGACCACAAGCGGGCGCAGGAGTTGGCTCACGAATTTGCCGATCCAGCGGCTGCTTGGGAACGTACCCAAGCGTTCGTTGCGCTTCGTTCGGAAGGAAGAAACCACACGGCCGACGCATTGGAACAAGCGGTTGAGGTGTCCCGCGCCTACCTCGCCCTCCTCGCCGAGTGCAGGAAGCCGGCCGTGGCGTGCAAGATTCAATCACAGATGATCCCGTCTGTTCCGTTCTTGAAATTCGGCGACGATGGGGCACTGTCAGAATTGCGCGGCCGCGATTTCACAATCACCGACCTCATCGAGCGCCCGAAGGGAGTGGGGCTGTGACAATCGTGATCGAAATACACTGGACCGGACTCGTCTTGCTGTTTGTGCTTGGCGTTCTGGTCGGATGGCAGTGGCACGAAGAATGGGAACAAGACTTAACCGACGAGGACGGGCAGCCATGAGCGAGAAGCCGTTGAGAAAGCAGATCGAATCTCTGGCGCGTGAAGCTCAGCAACAGAATCGTGGCGTTGCGCCGTCGGCGTTAGCTCCGCTCGCTCGCGCAGCAGACGCCCTCGAATCCAGCGTCGCGGAGTTGGAGGCGCAGAACAAGCGGCTGATCCGCGCGCTGTGGCCTGGGCCCAGGCCCAATAATGTGGGGCGTGGGGCGGCATCAACAGAGTGGTTCCATAGAAATTGCTGCGGCAATGAATGGGGGCGGTGTTATAGCTGCGAATGGTGCAACAGCGCAGACAAGTTCGAGCAAGCCACCGGCCTCAAGGCCGACGAGTACACGCCGAGGGAGGGGATATGAAATTGCCCAAGCGAGACCACACCAAGCTCGATACAGAGCAAGGTCTGTTCCACAAGTTCGAAGTAACGCGCACGGATGGCTCTAGCGAGCCAGGCGGTAAGCATCAGGATTGCGCCTATTTCGTGCTGGACGTGGACCATGATCCATGCGCGAAGGCTGCGCTGGCGGCGTACGCAGACGCTGTCGAAGCGACCCATCCATTGCTGGCTGCCGACATGCGCACCATCTACGATCTTCCGCAAGCCATGACCGCCGTGCGGGGGCCGAGGGAGAAGCTGGAGGAGGCGCTGCGCGCGCTTATCCCGACGGGCGAGCCTGATCGCTATGAGAGCCCGGCGTTAACGCGAGCCCGCGCCCTGCTGGAGGGCAAGCCGTGAGCCTTAGTCAACGCGGTGTGTTACGTCGCGTAATCGGGCGCGCGAGATACCAGCCGCCGTACCGCACCATTGGCAGCTACATTACCGAGGTCTTGGAGTGTGGGCACAAGGGCCGTTCCGATTCGACGATAGAGCGTGATTGCCATGAGACGGCCCGAGCGATGGCGCGAGCGGCGCACATCCTGAACGGCACATCACCGAAGCGCAGGTGTGCGTGTTGCCGTGACGGGTCGCCGCCACACTTTGACCTCGCAACCGTCGAACTCATGCCGTGGAATGACACGGATGATCGGGCGACGCGCGCCGTCCAATCCGCCACCAAGGAGCCCCGCACATGAGCACCGCCCCGAAAGCCAGCCCGAGGCCGGAACTGCCAATGCAGTTGGTCAGGCACAATCAGGCCGTCGGTGCCAACTACAAGCCGCTTGAGATTCTGGCGGCAGACGGCTCGCAATTGCTGTACGTCGAAAGCTACGAATCCCCGCCGCACGCCAACAAAACCCATCTGTTGCAAGCGATGGTGACGGCGACGAATTCCCACGACGACGCCGTGGCGCTGGCTTACTTGGCGCTTGAATACGAGCACCAATTAGGCACGCGATCTAAGCTATACCAAGCAGCCCGCGCGTTTCTCGCGAAGGTGGGAGCATGAGCAATAAGACTGACGGTGGCCCGGCGTTTCCGTCGCACGGCAGCATGGGCGAAGTGACACAAGAAGGCATGTCTCTCCGCGCGTACTTCGCTGCTAAGGCGATGCAAGGGTGGCTGGCGAGCTATGGGCCGGATGCTTGCCACCCAGACGACAATGATGTTGCGAAACTTTCGGTCACAATGGCCGACGCTCTCCTTCTAGAACTCGGCTATACTACGGAGGGGAAGTAGGAGCGTGCTGTAGAAGCTGGCTGTGAGAGTAACTGGGCAACTCCACCGTCCATCCATGTCGGTACATGCAGGTTCAAATCCTGCCAGCCAGCCCCTAGAGTACGTTCAGAGAGGTAGAGCGCGTTTTGAGGTTGGTTTCGGGAACCGCGTCGGCTTGAACGTGAAGTCGGCAGAGGGTCTTAAACCAAACGCACCGAAGCCAACCATCAAAGCGCGTTCACGGCTCCCATCCCAGCGGGAGTCTGCCGAGTAGGTTGGGACGCCGCTTATTGCATACGTGTTAGCATAGGTGTATAAGGCTGTCGCCGACTTCTCCGAGCGGGGCAACTGTCAGAGTCCGAGTAGCGCATCGGGCGATAGCATCCTCGGAGGGTCCGCCAAATCGCTCGGTCTCGAATTCCGTGGAACAATGGTGGTAGAATCGACGTATGCCATTGATTAGAGACGAAAAAATCTGTTCTCACTTCAACCCGTGGAACAATTGATGTACCAACGCGAGCGGGCTTTGATGGATCGGTGGGCAGACTGGCGAACACTCGCGTTAGTTGATCGAAGTCTTTGGTTTCGCTCAGAAAACATCATCGCGAAGGCCATGAAGCATGGCATCCGCGTTTCCCCATCGCACTACGGCTCCGAGCCTGTCTACGACGACACTTGCCACCAGATAGACCGTTTCATGGGCGAGCTTCGCTCCATCGCTGAGCCCGCTCACCGGGCCTTGATGGCCAGGCATTGCGGTGTCGTCGGGGCGGTCAACCTAGGGGAGAAACCTGACGAACGCCGGCCAGGGAGGTACAGGCGGTATTTCGAGTCCGAGGTTGCAAGCATTCTGTTCGGTGGTAAGGGGCCGTCGGTTGTCATGCGATATCGTCGGGCGTGCGAAGAAGGCTACAGGCGTTTGAAGTCGATTATGCCTTGACAGGTGCGTTATTCATGCCATACTGACCCGAAGCCTAGAGTCATCCCCATGAGTTTTTGAGCCCGCCGCGTGCGGGCTTTTCTTTTGGAGCGTATGAAGTCAGACGATCCTTTCGAGCGCCGGCAACAGCGGGCGGCTCGATTCGAGAAGAAGCGCGAACGCAAGGACGGGGCGCAAGAGGCTGAACGTCCTAGGAAGTCGTTTGCGGAGCCTGAAGGGTTCTATCGAGGTGCGAGGGTGAGACGCTAACCTTGTCCTTGGGAGGCAGGGATGCCGAATCTGATACACAAGTTGGCTACCACTGATATTGGCGTCTTAGTGGCAGGCATCTTGGGCGCTGTCCCTGCGGGTGCAATTCTCATGTGGTCAGGGACGCTGGCCTCCGTCCCATCGGGATGGAAGTTGTGCGATGGGACCAATGGAACGCCCGACCTACGGGATAGGTTCATCTACGGCTGGACGGCCGGGGCTGATCCTGGTGGAACGGGCGGAACATCTACCCATTCCCACGACGATCACGCGGCTCACAGTCATGGGCCAGGGACGTTAGGCGGCACAACTGGCGTCAATTCGACCCAAAGTGCGCAACTCGTCGGAGTTATCAATGTGGCAGCGGATGGACATACGCATGGTTTCAGCGTGACGACGGGCGCCACGGCAAACAACTCGGCGCAGAGCCATTCGAGCGCGAACCACTTGCCGCCGTACTTCAAGCTCGCTTTCATTATGAAGACCTAACCGATGGCCCGTAGAACGAAGGTCTACGCTTCCGCCTATTCAGAGGCCGAGCCGTTCTTTACCACCCTAGAGGTTGACGAGAAGATCACCTACAGCGTGGATTGGAACGCGGTTCTGAATAGCTTCAGTTCCGCTGCGACAATCTCAAGTTCTACCTGGACTCAGGACTCGGACGCTATTGTCACGCTCTCTGGGGCTGCCAGTTCTTCCGGCGTCACAAGCTGTCTTTTCACGGCTGTTCTCATCGGGAGAACCGTCATCACGAACCAAGTCACGCTATCGAATGGCGAGGTGCGGGAACAGAAGTTCGCCGCCCAAGTCATTGATAGCCGTAGCTGGTGAATATTCACGGCATGATTGCATGAGCAGCGATTCTCACAGGATGAATCCCAAGAGCCTTGCGAACCTTCGGCCTTGGCAAAAAGGACAGTCAGGAAATCCCAAGGGAAGGATTGACGGTTCGCGGAACAAGCTGGCTGAGGAGTTTTTGCGCGTTTTGGCCGAGGACTTCAAGGCTCATGGTGCTGAGGCTGTGAGGAAGGTGAGGGAGGAGCGACCTCAGGATTACGTGAAGGCCGTGGCGTTGATTCTGCCGAAGGAACACAAGGTCGAATACACCTTGATCCAACAGGTTCAGGAAATGTCAGACGAGGAGATTCTTGAGCGCCTTAGACAGCTTGGACGACCTGAGCCCGCTGAAGCAGAAGTACCTTCTGACGCTACAGCTCATTGAGCGTGAGAAGGGTAGGAAGCTGTGGGCTTACTACCCTGAGACTGGCGCGCTTCGTCGGGAGTTGTATCAGAAGCACCTAGCGTTCTTCAGGTTGGGCAAGGACCATCCGATTCGCGGATTCATCGCGGGCAACCGGACGGGGAAGACGGAAGGTGCGGGTGGTTACGAAGCGGTCCTGCACCTGACTGGCCTGTATCCCGATTGGTGGGAGGGGCATCGGTTTGCCCATCCGATCAATGCTTGGGCGGCGGGTGATACGGGCAAGACGGTTCGTGACATCTTGCAAGCCAAGCTCTTGGGGCCTCCGGGGGCGTTTGGTACGGGGCTGATTCCGAAAGCTTTCCTTCAGCGGACCACGCCGAAGTCTGGTGTTCCTGATGCGGTGGAGTCGATCATTGTCAGGCACGTGTCTGGCGGTGATTCGGTGTTGCAGTTGAAGTCTTACGATCAGGGGCGTGAAGCGTTCCAGGGAACTGAGCAGGACTTGATCTGGCTCGATGAGGAATCGGACGAAGGGATTCGCTCGGAATGCGTTACCCGCCTGCTGACAACCAGCGGCCTGTTGATCGAGACCTTTACGCCGCTGAAGGGGCTCACGCCGATGGTGAAGAACTACCTTCCCAGCGGCTACGACGGGCACACGCGAGAGGTTGTATCGGACGGCAAGGCGCTGGTGATGGCCGGTTGGGACGATGTGCCTCACCTGGACGCTCGGGCCAAGGAGATTTTGCTCCGGGAGACGCCGCCCTACTTGAGGCAGGCGCGCTCGTTAGGTGTTCCGTCGCTTGGGTCTGGCGCTATCTATCCGATCAGCGAGGACGAGTTCTGCGTTAAGCCGTTTGAGATTCCGAAGCATTGGCCGAGAGCCTATGCAATGGACGTGGGTTGGAATCGCACGGCAGTTCTTTGGGGCGCGCTGGATCGAGAATCCGAGACGATCTACCTGTACTCAGAGCATTATCAAGGTCATGCGGAGCCCTCGGTGCATGCTGAAGCGATTCGGGCTCGGGGCAAGTGGATCAACGGGGTGCTTGATCCTGCCGCGCGTGGTCGGTCTCAGATCGACGGCCAGCGGCTCTTGGGCATCTACACCGACCTGGGGCTCAACATCTCGCCGGCCAAGAACGCGATTGAGGCTGGCATACAGGCGGTATGGGAGCGGCTTTCTGGCGGCCGACTCAAGGTATTCAACACGCTGGCCAACTTCCGGGACGAGTACAGGATTTACCGACGTGATGAGAAAGGGCACATTGTCAAAGACAGGGATCACCTGATGGACGCTATGCGCTATCTCATCATGTCGGGCATGGATGTAGCTTCGACGGAGCCGACTGAAATGCGTGTGATGCCTCGACAGGGCGCGTTCGTATGAGTTACGGCAAGAAGGCTGACCGGGACGAATTTCAGGAGATTCTTGAGCGATTCGACTTGGCTTCGACGGCTGACAATATCAACCGTGCGGCCGCGCTGGACGACATCAAGTTCGCTCTCGTTCCTGGCAATCAGTGGGAAGAACATCAGAAGCGAGCCCGTGGCAAGCGCCCGTGCTACGAATTCAACAAGGTCCGGCAGCACATCCGGCAGGTCACGAATGACCAGCGCCAGAATCGCCCGGGGATCAAGGTTCGGGCCACGGATAGCAAGACCGATCCGAAACTGGCAGAAATACTAACCGGGCACATTCGGAATATCGAATCACAATCCAATGCTGAGCGAGCCTATGACACGGCGTTTGAGTACGCGGTGTCTGGTGGATACGGGTGCTGGCGAGTTGTCAAGGAATACTCTGACGATTCCAGTTTTGAACAGGAGTTGCGGATCAAGGAGATTCGCAATCCGTTCGCGGTGCATTTCGACCAAACGGCCCAGGAATGGGACTGTCGGGATGGGTGGTTCGCTTTTGTGTCGGAGATGATGCCGAAGGACGAGTACGAGCGTCTTTACCCTGGCAAGGAGGTTTCGAGCTTCGAGACTTCGCTGGGGACTCGACAGCTTCAGTGGTTAGACAAAGACACAGTGAGGGTTGCGGAGTACTGGTGCAGGAAGCCGGTTCAAAAGACCCTGCTGATGTTCTCGAACGGCGAGGTGGTTGAGAAAACGCCTGAGATTGAGAGCGTCTTGGACGAAATGGCCGCTACCGGGAAGGTGGTGGTTTCCGAGCGCGTGGTTGAAAGCTCGAAGGTAGAGATGTACCTCGTTTCTGGGGCTGGAATTCTGTCGGGTCCCCACAAGTGGGAGGGCAAGTACATTCCCATCGTTCCGGTGTGGGGCGACAAGCTGAACATTGAGGGCCGTGAGATTTACTCTGGCATGGTTCGGTTCACTAAGGACCCGCAACGCACTCACAACTATCATCGGACAGTCGCTATTGAGATGGTGTCTCTCGCGCCAAAGTCGCCGTTTATCGGCACCAAGAAGATGTTCGAGGGATTGGGCGACATCTGGAACAAGTTCAACGAGGAGCTTCTTGCGTGGCTGCCCTACAATCCTGACCCGAGCGCGCCTGGGGCTGCTCCACAGCGTTCGCCGGCTCCGGAGGTTCCTACGGCGCTCATGGCCTTGTCTGCGCAGGACGTTGAGGATATCAAATCCTCTACCGGGCAGTACAACGCATCGCTTGGGGATCGTTCTAACGAGACTTCTGGGCGCGCAATCATGGCCCGTCAGCGAGAGGGCGATGTTGCGACGTTCAACTACATTGACAATCTAGGCCGAGCGATCAAGTTCACTGGAGAAATCCTGGTGGACATCATCCCGAAGATTTACGACACGGAACGGTCAATTCGAGTGATGGGAGAGGATGGCAAGGAGGACTATGCCGTGCTTAACCAGACCGTTCTTGACCAGCAGACGCGCACCCCTGTGATAGTCAATGATCTATCCAAGGCCAAGTTCGATGTGTCGGTGAGTGTGGGGCCGAGCTACACGACTCAGCGGATGGAAACTGCCGAGGCGATGTTGCAGATAGCCAATTCCAACACGCCCGATGCGGTGATTGCGCGGTATCTGGCACTCAAGTCTCTTGACATCCCCGGGAGTGATGAACTTCTGAAGGCCATGCGCAAGATGCTGGTTCAGCAGGGGTTGCTTGAGCCAGGGCCGGATGAGGAACCGCCGCAGCCTCCGCAGCCAGACCCCAAGATGGTGGCAGAGATTCACAAGACTCTGGCGCAGACGGAGGGCATTCAGTTGGACAACGCCAAGAAGGCGCAGGATGTCCAAGAAGCCCCGTTGGATTCCGACCTCAAAGAAGCCCAACTCATGGGCACGATTCTTGAAAACTTCATCAAGGCAGGTCGCTTGGGCATTGGTCCAGGCGGTCGCTTGATGATGATGGACCAGACGATTCAGTAACGTACCCGGCGTTTCCGGGGCTTCAATTCTCTCTAGGAGAGCGACATGACCGACCAGACTCCTGGCGCGGAAGCGCCTGCTGTTGCCGCTGAAGGACAGACTGAGCAGACGACCCAGCCGAATGCTGAGCCGACACCTGCCGGCCAAGGGAATGACCAAGGGGCACAGGCTACGCCCAAGAAGGTTCCGTGGTTTCAGGAACGCATCAACGAGTTAACGAGGGCACGACGTGAGGCAGAGCGAGAGCGGGACGCTTGGAGAGAACAGGCCAGCCGCACCGCCCAGCCTCCTAAACCAACGACTGAGCCGACACTAGAGCAGTTCGATTTCGACCAAGCCAAGTACGCAAAGGCGATGGCGGAGTACGTTGCTGAGCAGAAATTCAGTCACTGGCAGCAGGAACAGGCTCAGAAAGAGAAGCAGACCACGGCCCAGCAGAGGGTTCGGTCGTTTCTTGAGAAGGACGCGGCTTTCAAGGCTTCGACCCCGGACTATAAGGGGGCGCAGGAGCTTTCTGAGGACGCTTCTTTCCCGATTACCCAGGCGATGACCGAGGTGATTGCGGATTCTGAGATGGGTTCTGCCATGCTCCACTACCTCGATACCCACCGCGAGGAAGCCTATGAGATTTCCAAGATGGGAGATTTCAAGGCTGCCGCAGCGTTGGGACGGATCGAGGCCAAGCTGACTCGTGTTGATCCTGAAACGCCGGTTCCGACGAAAACAGTCACCAAAGCGGCTCCGCCCACGCCGACCGTGAAGCCTACGGCTCCTATCAAGAAGGAACCCAAGGACATGACGGTTGATGAGTGGATGGAGCATAGAAACACGGAACTCAAACAACAGAGGTAACGAGTCATGGCTAATACACTGCTTACCATGCAGGACATCACGCGCGAGGCGCTGCGTGTCCTGCATCAGAAGCTGAACTTTGTGAACAAGGTCAATCGTCAGTACGACGACCGATTCGCGAAGTCCGGCGCCAAGATCGGCGACACGCTCTATGTGCGTCTGCCGAACAAATACACCACCCGAACCGGTGCGACCTTGGCCGTTCAGAACAGCGTCCAGCGCAAGGTGGACCTGCCTGTTTCGACCCAGAAGGGCGTGGACTTGTCGTTCAGCTCGGTTGAAATGACACTGAAGCTCGACAAGTTTTCGGATCAGTACCTCAAGCCTGCGATGGCGCAGCTTGCGGCCACCATCGAGTCGGACGCCTTCTCGATGTACAAGAAGGTTCCGAACTACGTCGGTGCTGTTTCCGGTCAGTTGGACTACAAGAAGTTCCAGCAGGGCGGTCAGGCGCTGACGGAGAATCTTGCCCCGCAGGACGACATGCGTTATGCGCATCTGTCGCCCAAGTCGCGGGTTGAATTCTCGGATGCCGTCAAGGGTCTTTTCCAGGACTCGGCGAACATCAAGGAGCAGTACCGTGATGGCATCGTGGGCCGTACCGGCGGATTCAACGTGTTTGAAAACACGATGATTCCGACCCATACCCCTGGCGCGCATTCCGGTGGTACTCCGCTGACGAACGGTTCCAACCAGGGCAACGCCGGCACCGGCAACGCCTACGTTGCGACGACAGACCTCGTTACCGACGGCTGGACGGGTTCCAACACCCTGAAGGCTGGCGACATCATCACCATCGCCGACGTGTACGCGGTTCATCCTGAGACGAAGGTCTCGACTGGCGTTCTCAAGCGATTCACGGTGGTTAGCGATGTGTCGGATACCGGCGCTGACATGACCATCACCATTTCCCCGGCAATCATCTCTGGCGGTGCTTACCAGAACGTTGATGCGCTGGCTGGCGATGGCAAGGCCATTACGGTGCTTGGTACGGCTTCGACGGCCTACGGTCAGGATTTGATGTTCCACCGCGACGCCTTCATCTTCGCGACTGCCGACCTTGAGGACATGAGTCCTTATGGGGTGCAGTGCTATCGCGAGGTGTTTGACGGCATTTCGATGCGCGTCATTCGCGGCTACGACATCAACAACGATCTGGCCCCGTGCCGAATTGACGTGCTGTATGGCTATGTTGCGGCGTACCCGGAACTTGCCTGCCGTCACGTCTACCAGCTCTAATAGGAGGGAACATGGCTAACTTTCAGCTTGACAATGGGTCGGGCGAGAATGTTTATTGCAATGGGCCTCTGATCCTCACGACTCTTGTGGCGACCAGTGGTCAGCATACGAACATCAACTCCGGCACCACATCCACCGATCTGGCGGGCAAGACCGTTCGGATCAATTCAATCACCAACACCGGAACGGCAAACAGCCTGATTGGCTTCCAGTCGAAGCCCCGTCAGGGGGCATCAATGGCGAACAACGTCATTGGTTGCGAGGTATCGGCTCAGATTAGCGATACCTTCGCCCTCACGGGGTCAGGAAGCATCATTGGCGGCCATGTCGATACCTACCTGCGCGGCACTACTGGCAACATTGCCGGCGACGTCCGGGGCATGCAGATCGAGTTGGTAACCGATGACGCTGGCACCCGCACCATCTCTGGTGACGTGGTGGGGCTCCGGTTCCGCGCGGCGTTCTCCGGGACTATTTCCGGCGATATGGTCGCTATCAAGGTCGAGAAGGCAGAAGCTCAGACGGGTTCCACCCAGTGGGAATACGTGCTTGAGTTGACTGACGTTAACGGCCTTGTCTGGGACGACGACTGGGGTACAGAGCCTTCCACCGCGGCTGGCGGGTTCAAGGTCCGCATCAACGGACAGGACCGCTGGGTGCAGTGCTACAGCGGCGCGCCGGTGGCTTAATGGAGACTAAGGCCGACTGGATTTCTGCCCTGAAGAAACGCAAGGCAGAGTACGAGGACAAGCGACAGCAGTTGATCATGGACGCCAACGCCTACGGAGGCGCCGTTCAGGATTGCGACTACTGGATTGCCGAGCTCGAAAAGGCCGATAAGCCCAAGGAGGTTGAAGGGGGGGCGTAAGCTCCCCCTTCTCTTTATGGCTACAGGAACTGAAGTCATTTACAAGGCGCTTCGTCTGATTGGAGCAAAAGCCCAAGGACAGACTCCATCAGCTGAAATAGTCGCCAACTACCTTGAAACCTTGAACGACATGCTGCTTCGCTGGGAGGCGAGCGGTATCAGCATGGGGTTTTCTCCATTGTCAGATGCATCATCGACATTGCCGATTCCAGATCCTGCGCTTCTTGCGGCCAAGTACAACTTAGCTATTCTCATGGCGCCTGAGCTTGGCAGGGAAGTGGCGCCTGAGGTAGTGGCCATTGCGGAATCTTCACTGGCCGCTCTTAGAAACGATGCGATCCCTGTCCCGAGATTGAATCCTGACACCCCGAGACAGGAGTCCGGGCGAATCTACGACATTACGACCGGGCAGTACATCTGATGCGCATTCCGCTCCTTGGCCAATCTGACAGTCGGAGTTCGAGCAACTTCAACTATCAGAAAACTCTGAACTTCTATCTTGAGCAGGCTCAGGATGGACGAAGCGCGTTGATGTTGGTCAATCGTCCTGGACAACTTGATTTTGCGACGTGTGGATCGGGCCCGATTCGTGGCGGACAGGAATTCAACGGTGTTGGGTACGTAGTTTCTGGAGATACGTTCTACACGGTAACTCCGGGTGGCACCGCAACCAATCGCGGCACGCTCAGCACATCATCCGGCCGTGTTTACATGGCTTTTAACGGCACACAGGTCATGGTGACTGATGGATCGGCCGGTTACATTTACACGCTTGCCACCGGGGTATTTGCAGCGATTGCTGATGCTGATTTCGTGTACTACGGGCCATGTACCTATATCAACTCGTATTTCATTGCTGTTGAGCCCGCCTCTGGGCGAGCCGGTCAGTCTGCTATCAACGATGGAACAAGCTGGGCAGCTTTGGACGTGGCGACCGCAGAATCATCGCCTGACAATCTCAAGGCTGTTCTCGCGGATCACGACGAATTGTTGATGTTGGGGGACAAGACGATAGAGCCTTGGTACAACGATGCGGGGACGGATTTCAGCTTCACGCGGTACATTGGGGCCCAAGCAGAGGTTGGCTTGGCCGAGCCCGCTGCAATTTGCAAGACGGACGAAGGGGTTTTCTTCCTAGGCGACGATTTGATCTTCTATCGTCTCCAAGGAAGGCAACCCGTGAGGGTGTCGCATCATGGGGTCGAGACGGCCCTACAGGGCTATGCCTCGATTTCTGGGGCTCTCTGTTTCACCTACGACTGGAAAGGTCACAAGTTCGTACATCTCACGGTCCCCAACGAAGGGACGTGGGTTTATGACGTGTCCAACGGAGGCTGGACGGAAAACGGGACGTTTGATGAAAACGATTGGAAGGTAGCGTGCGCTTTCCACTTGGGCCAGAAAGCCATCGTCGGATCGAGTGTTGATGGTCAGCTCTACGAGCTAAGCGATTCCACGTATACGGATGATGGCGGCGTCCTAGAGCGTTTGCGACGGACTCAGAACATCGTTCAGGATCAAAAACTGGTGTTCTGGAATCGACTTGAGTTGGTGTTCGAGTCTGGGGTGGGTCTCCTATCCGGTCAGGGATCATCGCCACAAGTGATGCTGCGGTGGTCTGAGGATGGTGGCCACACGTGGGGCACTGAGATTTACCAGAGCCTCGGGGCGACTGGCGAGTACGGCTGGCGAGCGGTTTTTGACATGCTCGGGGCTTCGTATCAGAGAATCTACGAGATTCGAGTTACCGACCCGGTGAAAGTCATTCTGATTGACGCTTTCGCCGACGTGACGGTAGGTAGGCACTAATGCCATTGTCAAACGACGTAGCGCGTCGGTTGATGGCTTTGAAGCCGCCTGTCTACGGAGGTAATGATCCGGCAGGCAAAGCTTTCTCGGCAGAGATGGAGCGGTGGTGGCAGCGGGTTGGCGCGGCGCTTGGGCCTGCACTCGGGTATGCATACGACAAGGAAACCGAAATTATCACGGTCCCCGAGGACACGGATATTGAAGGACGAACCGGAGAACCTGTTGGAGACATCGTTCAGAACCTGAACGTATCTGGTGACATTCGTGATGCAATGGAGTTTCAGGCCCGGCCTGGAATTCAGGCGAAGAACTTCGTTCAGCGGATTGACGGTAACGGGACGGGTATAGATGTTCGATTGATTCCCGTGAGTAAGGGAGCAAATCTTGGTTCGGCCATTGTTGGTGCGAGCCCACTATCTAGCTCAGATGACGGTTTAGATGCAGAGGTAACGATTTCAGGATTTACAGTTCAGTTTGACTTCGGGACGCTTGCTGTGTCAGGTGGGCAGATTACAGGGTTGGCTTATACGACGTTGTACAACATCGTATTAAGAGGATTCAGCTATACGGATGGATCGTGGTCGTCCGCCACGGCTGAGACTAGTGATGCTGATACTACAGACGATGAGAACGTATTCTACGTTGGTAGCATCACAACGGCCGCTGCTGCCGGGCCACCGACTGGCGGCCAAGGCGGTGGGGGGCATTACGACCCATGACTTACTCCTACGGAGGCAGACAGGCGACCATCACGATTCGTCGCGGCGGTGTTGTCAAAGGGTTCTATGTAGTTGCAGTTGATGTTGATGAAGTGGATGCCGAAGGCGAGGATGTCATCGGGATCGACTTCAGTATTTCTCAATCCATGTGGCTTGAGGGATATAGGACCAAGGCAACAACCAACCAGACGACGTTGGAATCAGAGGTAAACCTCGGGATAGACGCCATGATAGCAACTGCCAAGCGACGTTTCAGAGATGCGGTGGATGCAGAGGCCCTTGGTTAGAGAGGCTGGGCCATTAGACCTGCCTGAGATTATGGCTCTGTGCCGTCGATTCTTTGAGGCAAGCGGCTACAGGTCGTTTGGATTCGATGAGGAATCCATGCTCGGCACGCTTCGTCGGCTCATGGATCACCCGGACGGCGTGGTTTTGGTCGCTGATGGCGGGATGGTCGCCGGGGTCGTTTATCCTGTGTTCTTCAATCAATCTCACCGACAAGCTCAGGAGCTTTTCTGGTGGGTGGACGATGAAGCACGAGGGTCAGGTGTTGGGCGAGACCTGATACGTGCTTTTGAGAAATGGGCAAAGTCTAACGACTGTAAGACGGTTTCGATGCTATGCCTTGAAGCCCTAGAGGCTGACAAGGTTGAAAAACTCTATCTGCGGTCAGGGTACAAACCGACCGAGCGCGCGTTCGTGAAGGAGTTGTGATATGGGCCTGAGTTCTCTTGGTGGAACCCTGTTGGGCGGTACCAATGTCGGTGGTTACATTGCCGCGGGGGATGCGGCTGATGCACAGGCCGCTGCCGCCAGACGCGCCAATCAGACGCAGATGGATATGTTCAATCGGGCGATTGAACTGGCCGCGCCTTGGCGAAATGCAGGCTCATCTGCGCTGCCGTTGATCCAGAGTTTTCTCGGGATCGGTGGCGGTGGTGTTACTTCCCTGCCAGGAACCACGACCCAAGGCGGAGGGGCGTTAGCCAGTAGATTCCCAGAAAGCGATATTGCCCCCAAGCCCAGCGGACCTGGGATGCCTTCTGGTACGCCTGGACAGGCGCCGATGAGTGGGCTTGAGTCATTCCTCAACAGCACAGGGTACCAGTTCAATCTGCGCGAGAATGAAAACGCACTGTCTCGCATGCTTGCTCGTAGCGGGCAACTTGGCTCAGGGCGTGCGCAGCGTGAGGCGTTGAATCTCAGCACCAATCTTGCTCAGCAAGGCGCCGGGAATTACCTACAGCAGCTCATGCAACTGGCCGGCCTTGGGGCTGGGCCCGCTATGCAGGGCGGCCAGCAGGCGCTTCAGACGGGTTCTAACATCGGTCAGAACCAGTTGTTTGCCGGGCAGGCGCGCGCGGGTGGATACATCAACCAAGCCAATGCATTGAGCAATCTTGTGAATCAGGGCGCCATGTTGGCCGGCTATTCTGACCGTCGCTTGAAGCGTGACATTCGGACTGTGGATCGGATGGGGCCGTTGAACGTCTATGCCTTCAAGTATCTTTGGGACGACACAGAGCGCATTGGCTTCATGGCTGATGAGGTCGAGCAGGTGGTTCCAGAAGCGGTTTTTGAGGACTCGCGCGGTTACAAGCTAGTCAATTATCCGAAGGCTCTAAAGGCGGTGACGTATGGCGTTGCCTGAGTTCCAGTTCGCCAATCCTGTCGGGGCCTTTTTGCAAGGCAAGCAGACGAAGCAGGCAGAACAGAGCAATGCGCTGTCTGACTTGATCCGTCAGCGTCAGTTGAAGGAATTTGACACGCAGGATCAGACGCGACAGCAGCAAGGAGAAGTTGAGGCGCGGCAGGATTTGCAGCAGGCCATCGCCTGGGTGAACCAAGGGGCGAATGATGCAGAGAAGGCCCAGCGGTGGGATCAGGCGGTAGACTTCTACGTGAAGTCTGGTCGTCCTCAAGCAGCGCAGTACAAAGGCCGCGTAGACCTCCTTCCGATGCTGGTATCTCAGCTTCCTCAGCCAAAGCCTGAAATTCGTGAAGTTGCTCCTGGTACGACCGTCCTCAAGGACGGCAAGCCGGTTTATCAGGCGCCGTTCAAGCCCGAGGAGAAGAAGCCTCCGAGTGGCTCACTCATCGAGCTTGTATCTCCCCAAGGACAAAAACAGACCATCCGACAGGATGATCCTCAAGTTGATGCGATGGTACAGCAGGGATGGAAGGTTGCGCCAAAAGATGCTCAATCTAAGCCTCTCACCGCCGAAGCGGCTGGCAAGGTTGCCCTATATGAGAATGCTCTGCGTGATGCCAGATCGCTTGCTGATAAGTTGATTATCAAGGATGCGAAAGGGAATGTGACTGGGTATCGCGACGTTCAAGCGGTGACGCCGGCCAACTGGCGGCTGCTCACGAATGCTATTCGTTCAAAGCTCCGGGCTGAATCTGGTGCAACCATCACTCAAGATGAAGTCGAGGGAGAATTAGCTCGCTATGGTGTTAGTGCGATTTCGTCAGATCAGACAAACGCAGAGGCGCTAACGCGACTCATCAGCGACCTTGAAAACCAAATAGGACAAGTGCAGGGGGGCGGAAGAATCAACCAGCCAGCCCAACCAAGCAACGCTCAAGAGATAACAGCAGTCAATCCTCAGACTGGCGAGCGAATCGTTCTGCGCAATGGGCAATGGGTTCCCTATGGCCGATAACGTGCCGCCGCTCCCTGCCGGGTTTCAGCTCGAATCCACGCCGCCGCTACCTCCTGGGTTTCAGTTGGAAGGCGATCAAGAGCAAGAAGCGGCGGAAACCGCACCTGGATTCTTCGGCTCTGAAGGAATGGAAGCGTTTGCCCAGGGTGTTGTCAGAGGTGTTCCGCAGCCACAAGGCTTGCCGGACGATCCTCGTTTCGCCGCCTTTCGGCAACAGCGACAGCAGGAGCTTGGAGAAAGCCATCCTGGTGCGACATTAGCCGGTCAATTGGTTGCTGGCGCCCCAGAGGTGCTTGTTCCTGGAGGTGGGGCTAGAGCAGCGACTCGGATAGGCATTGATGCGCTTGTAGGGGCTGCACAGGGCGCCATTCCTGCGGCTATACAGGGCGGTACGCCAGATGAATTGGCCGCTGGTATTGGTGCTGGGGCTGCTTTAGGCTCCCTCCCGCAGACAGCCTTGGCTGGTGTCCGTGCGGCGCGGCCAGCGGTCACGAATGTCATGGACCGCGCTCGACAGGTGGCAGGATTCCAGACTCCTGGCATGGCGCAGCGTTTGGGCGCTACCAATTTGACGCCAGAGGCCCAAGCTCGACTTGAGGCCGCTCGACGGCTCGGAATCCAGATTACCCCGGCCGAGGCCGCTGGTGACCCGGTACTGGCTGCCAGACAGGGCGGCCTCGGAACCTCTGAGGCTGGCGCTCGTCGGATGACGGATTTCCAGCAAGGTCGCGCAACGGTTCAGGCCGAGAACATCGGTTCGGCGCTTCGCGGGATTTCTACTGAGGAAGGGAGCGCCGCGCTTCGTGTTAGGGATGTCGCAAAGGACATTATCAAGAAGCGGTCTGATGCCTTGCAAGAGAAGGCTAAGCCGCTCTACGACAAGCTTGATAAAATCAAGGTTCCTCGCAAACTTGCCGATCGGTTCATCAAAGACCCGTTGATTCTTGATACGCTTCGTGAGATTTCGCGCGATCCGGTCTGGGCAAGCGAACTTAGGAAGTTGCCACAGTCGTCTATTACACGCTTCGATCTAGTTAAGCGTCGTTTGGATGATATGCGCTCAACGGCGATGCGAGCAGGTGAGCGAGACCGTGCTCGATTGATCGGCGAGGCCCGCAATAGGCTCGTTAACGCGCTCGACAAGTTCGCTCCTGACTACAAGGCCGCTCGGCTAGCCTATAGCGAAGATGCTCCGGCGCTTCAGGCGCTCAGGGACAGCCCGTTGGGCAAGGTCGCTTCTCTGGAAGATGCCGACCTTAAGAAAGTCACCAAGATGCTGTTTGATCCTTCGGAGATTGATCCGAAACAGGTTGCGGCTGTACGACGAGAATTCCTCAAAGCCGATCCGGCGGCATGGCGGCAGATTCTCAGAAACGAGATGGAAAGGCGCCTAGACGCCGTGGCCGGAGAGCGTACCGGCGACAGCTTCTATCGCAACATCCTTGCGAAGCCGAGGGACTTTGAGCTTTTCATGCGCGCAGCGGATGGGCTGCCTGAAGTACAGAAAAAGCTCGTTGATATGCGGAAGGTCTATCCTGTGTTGACTCAGGCGCAGACCGTGCGCGGAGCGGCCGGCAAGGCCCAGCAGAACCTCGACGCACCGCGTAACATGTACGATGCCATCGCGACGACGCTCAAGAACGTCTCTGGTGGCCGGATGGACAAGGCGGCTGTTGAGTTGATTACCGATCCTAAATGGGATTCCGCGTGGAGCCAAGTTTCTCAGGCTCAACCATCTAAGCGTCCAGAGATTATAGCGACGCTAATAGCTCGCGCTGCCGCAGGACAATCTGGAGACAACAATGGCAACTAGCGTTCTTGCGCCTCTACAACAAATTTTGACTTCTTCTGGCGCTCTTGGGTCTGGATTGAAGCTGTTTGTTTACGTTCCTGGCACAACGACAAAGCTCAACACCTATCCAACCGCTGCTGACGCAGACGCAGCCACCAACGCCAACACAAATCCCGTAGTTCTCAATGCAAGAGGTGAGCCGACATCGGGTGGAATCTGGGTTCCTGATTCAATAGCGGATGGTGCTGTCAAACTGGTGCTTGCTCTCTCTACTGATTCAGACCCACCAACATCTCCCATAAGGACGCAAGATAATTTCAGGTTGTTTGACGCCTCTGTTGTAGATGATATTGACACGATAAATGAGAATCAGAGAACCAAAGGCATTTACAAGATTCCTTCGTCTCTCGGTCACTATATCGGCAGCAACATTTTCTATCGAAAGAGAAAGGACGGCTCTGCGGAACTCATCAACGATCTATCGGCCTATTACCCGTCTGGAGCTTTTGCTCCGTTGAGCGATCCTGCGCTTACGGTTTATTACGTCGATCCGGTGAACGGAGACGATTCTTACAGCGGCGTGAACTGGTCGAATGCTCTCAAAGGGGTGGATGTGGCCCTTGCGAAATCCGATGTTGACGTCGTGGCGATCAAGGGCGGGACGACCATCCGCGTCGGCGACCACATGGGGACCTATTCAGGCACGCGAGATATCGTGATGGTCGGCGTCGGTGAGCGCGTGAGAATGACTACCGCTTCCGGGAACGCATGGTCTGCTACTGGCGGCGCAACGCCCAATGTCTACGAGCAGACTTCCGGCGGCACCGTGGTTATGGTTGCTGACGCGCGATCAATTGATAGTACCGGGTGGTATTCCAGGTTGACCAATGTTGCGAGCATTGCTTTGGTCAATTCAACGCCAGGTAGTTGGTTCTACGATAGCGGAGCTGGTAAGACCTATATTCGGCTGTCTGATGATGCCGATCCATCATCGGCAACTATCGCGGCCGATGTTTTTGCGCTGCGCGCATCGCCAATGCGCGTGGATGCCAACGACATCAAGTTCTATATGGGGAACATTCACTTCATTGGCGGGAGCGGCGGCGCTTTCTCGGCTCGCGATGCGACAGCTAACACCGTCGTCATTGCCGAGGACTGTCTGTTTTCGCACATGTACAACTCCGATGCGGTTGACATTGCCGATATTGGTCTGTTCGTTGCAATCAGGTGCGGCGCTGGCGGATCGTTCGAGGATGGGTTTTCATACCGCGAACTCAACGGCCTATCGCCTGATTTCATAGAGGTTGACTGCTGGTCTACAGGAAACTACGGTGATGACACGTCGAACGGATCGACAGCGCATAACAGCGTACGCGGTATTCGCTTGAACTGCGACTACGGGTTCAACACCGGGCCTGGGGTTGCCGATGTGAACTCGTCCAAGACCTACAACGTCAACATTACATCTAGAAACAATACCGGTAGTTCCAATGCCGGCGGTGTACAGGCCACTGGCACTGCTGAGGTTTGGTACGATGGCTTAGCCGCCAGCGACAACCAAGCGCAGGACGCTCGTGCCGCTGATACATCGACGTTTCATTATCGAGATATGTGGATCGAGGACGTTGATGTTGATAACGAAGATGGCACGTCAACCATAGATCAAAATTTCTCATAAAAAGGATAACAATGAAAGGCATTCATAGAGGTCCGGTAAATTTCGTCCATCGTGCTGGGAACATCGTTTACAGCAGGAGTCATTCCGGCTATGCAGATTTGCTTACTGACTTGAGCATTTTCAGGCCGGCAGCTTCTTTTGACCCGCTGAACTATCCGGGAGTTAAGAGATACTTTGTCGATCCTGCTGGCGGTAACGATGCGAACACCGGGGCTGATTTCTCCAACGCACTTAAGCGTATCAGCACTGCGCTTGCAAAATCTGACGTTGATGTAGTCGTTTGCAAGGGCGGTGCGATCTATCGAATCGATAGCACTGCAACGCAAAGCATTGGCGAGTATGCCGGCGCGCGCGACATCACTATGATTGCTGTGGGCGGAAAGGCTATTCTGACTACCGCACGCGAAGTGACTTGGACTGAAAACGCAACATTTACTAACGTCTATGAAAGCTCTTCTACCGGAGGCACGATTGTATCGGTGGTCGATCTTGATCGAATTGACAACAACGGAGATTACGTCAAGCTCGTTCCGGTATCTAGTATTGCGGCTGTTGATACCACGCCTGATTCATGGTTTTTTGAGTCTAACAAGGCTTATATCCGCATTGCAGATGATGTTGTGCCTACCGATAGAATTCTTGCCATGCGCTCTTCGTTGAGCAGAGTGAGCGCAGATAACATCAAGTGGTACATGAAGGGGTTTCATTTCATTGGCGGGAGTGCTGGGGCATTTTCAGCCAGGGATGCGACGGTTAATACCGTCGTCTGGGCTGAGGATTGTTGGTTCACTCATCAGCATCTTGCGGATGGGTACCAGATTAAGGACGTTGGCCTGTCCATTGCGATCAATTGCCGCGCCTCGGCCAACGCTAACGATGGGTTCAATTACCACGCATTGAACGGCATTACTCCGCATTTCATCGAAATAGATTGCGTCGGCATGGGTAATCTTGAGGGCGACTCTGGCAACGGATCAACAGCGCACGAAGGGGTGGTCGGACTTCGCATGAATTGCGATTACTTCGGCAATCTCGGCCCAGGAATTGCCGATATAGACCAGTCAAAGACTCTCAACATCAACGTCACATCGCGAGGAAACCCGGCACCGTTTGCGAGCGGGGTGCTCGCCAATGGCACCGCAGAGGTTTGGTACGACGGCCTGTCCTGTGATGACAACGAATCTACTGACGTTCGTTTAGAAGCCAACGCCATTTTCCATCATCGAGACATTGTGTTAGAAGATTTGTCACCAGTGAATGTTTCAGGCACAGCTTCTATAGATTCTAATTTCTCGTGAGGTCAGTCATGGACAAGAGCTACGGAATACAGCGAGTAAAAACAGCGAATGTGTTTCGCGGCACGGCAACGCCTCGCGCGCAGTCTAAGGACGATTTCTGGTGGGATGAAAACACCACCCCTGCGCTTCTCAAGCAATGCACTACGGTGCCATCGACGTGGCAGGCCGTGTTTGACGTATCGCAGGGGACGTGGACGCCGGCTATTACGTTCGCGACTCCTGGCGATCTGGCTGTAACGTATTCAACTCAGTTGGGGTGGTGGCATAGAACAGGCAAAAAGTACGAGTTCTCAGGAAATATCACCACGTCAGCGTTTACCCATACGACGGCATCTGGAGAATTTCGCATTACGGGGTTGACGGTCACCTCGTCTAATACAGCGAACCGAGTTATTGTTGGACCTTGTGCGTGGCGCGGTATTACCTATGCCGTGGCCAGAGACGATACATCATGCGAAATTCAGGCCAATGTAAACTACCTGCGGCTTTTTGGTTCGGCATCTGGCGCAACTATCGACACGGTTGATGCGGCCGATGTGCCGACTGGCGGGACGATTCAACTTCGATTCTCAATCAGCTTCCTGGTGGACTAATGAGAACAATCAAGCGCATCTTCGTCCATTGCTCTGCCACGAAGCCCAAGCAGAACATCGGGGCGGCTGAGATTCGGCAATGGCATGTGAAGGACAACGGCTGGTCCGACATCGGGTATCACAGAGTCATCAAGCGCGACGGGACGATTGAGAAGGGACGCGCTGACGACCAGATCGGGGCTCACGCCAAGGGGCACAATGCCGATTCCTTGGCAGTGTGCATGGTGGGCGGCCTGAACGAAGCGGGTCAGCCAGATTGCAATTACACCCTGAAGCAATGGGTTGCGCTGGATACGGTTCTCAAGGAATGGATGAGGCAATACCACGGCGTGACGATTCACGGCCACCGTGAGGTTGAGGCCGGTAAAGCCTGCCCGACCTTTGACGCAAGCTGTCTGGTGGACTGATGGCTAAGGAACCCACCCGCGAACTTGTGATGATCGTCGTCGAGGAAGCGCTTGAGGCTAAGGGCTTTCCTCCTGGCGAGGATGAGGAACGCGAGACCCGTCTGGATATGGCGTTTCTGAGGCGTTGTAGGCTGTTCTGGGAGGCCCGTGCCGGTACGGTGAAATGGGCCGTCGGACTTGCGTTTGCGGCTCTTATCGGAGGGTGGTTGAGATGACTGAGATGATAGCCAGTTGGCTCACCGTTCTACAACAAGCTCTCGCGGTGATACCGCAGGAGGGCTGGGTGATTCTCCTGTGCGCCGTGTTCGGGTTCTTAGGGACTCAGGTAGTGAAACGCCGCCGGAAGCTCGACAAGGACGACATCCTGCTTGCGGCGCTTGGAATCTCTGCGCTGCCGGGGATGCTGTTCTGGCCTGGGGATAGGCTGGTGGGTTTGTTCGTGGGCGTATCCGTGGGGTGCGCCAACTACTTGGCCTACAAGCCGATTGTCAGGAAGCTGTATCAACTCATCCCGGACCTTGAGGACAAACTGTCTGCGCGCCCGACGATCAAGGTCATGGAGAACGGAGACTTGGGCATCAAGCACGGGGACGACAAGACCCGGCCGCTCACGAAAGAGGAGCGGGCAGAGATTGAGAATACCCTCGGGAGGAAATAATGGACTGGAAAGGGCTTATCAAGGGCGTTGCCCCGACGATTGCCACGGCGTTAGGCGGCCCATTGGCTGGTGTCGCTGTCAAGGCGCTCGGGGAGAAGTTCTTGGGCAAGACGGATGCGACGGAAGCCGAAGTTGCCGAAGCGGTCCTAGCGGCCAGCCCAGAGCAGTTGCTTTCCCTCCGCCAGATTGACAACCAGTTTAAGGTTCAGATGCGCGAGCTTGGGATCAAGGAGGATGAGCTACACGCCAAGGATCGCGACAGCGCCCGCCAGTTAGCCGTACAGCGCGGTATCTGGCCGCAGGTAGGGATTACTGCTTTCTTCCTCGGCGGTTACTTCGGGCTCATTGTGGCGCTTCTCGCCGGATGGGCTAAAGTACCGCAGGACATGCGCGACGTGTTTATCGCGCTTATCGGCATCCTGACGGCCGGTGTTCCTCAGTGTCTGAACTTCTGGCTGGGATCATCGCGCGGATCACAGCAGAAAGACGAAACGGCGCGTAACAAGTAGGAGGCTCTATGCGAGACGAGGTGCCTTACATTGATGCTGGCTGGGGCGGCTGCTCTATGGTCCCCGACGACGGAACCCAACCCCCCAAGCCACCCACGGGCGGGCAGCGCAAGGCCAAGAAAACCAAGCCCAAGCCGAAACGCTACTGATGGACATTCTGGCGTGGCCGTATCTTGATGGGGCATTGGCCCTCCTGATCGGCGTGTGTTTTGCACAACCAGCGTGGCGGTTGTTGGGCCTATGCCTCGTGTACGCCGTGGGGCGCTGGAGCTTTCATGCCCTGATGCCTTCGCCGGCCGAGGTCGGGCACGACTGGTATCTGTATTGCGCCTATGCGGACGCTGGTTTTGCGCTTGCCGCCGCCACGCTGTACTACCCTGCGGTCAGGGCTTTCCAATGGGCCTGTCTCGGGCTGATCTTGGTTCACTTCATCGCTTACCTCGAATTCCCGTTGCCGTACACCTACGTCTACAACAGCTATACGTGGGCAGTTAACATGCTGGAAGGATTCCAGGTGTTGGCGCTCCTGTGGGGTACGCCTTACGTGCAGTCCTTAACCATCCGAGCGCCCGACAGGGCAAAGGAGCCGCCATGCTCTCGGGAAATGCGGACGACTACCTAGACGTATTCCTGGCTATTCTGAAGTGGCTGGGCGTGGCGGTGATTGCCTTGGGATCGCTGATCTACCGTCGGATGCAGGACGATCTAGAGAAGGTCAAGGACAGGCAGGCGGACATGGTGACGCGCGAAGACCTCAAGGAATTCAAGGAGGAAATTGCCAAGCTGATCGAGCTTGAGTTCAAGGCTAGGTTTGGGGCATAGTTGAGCCCTGCAAGGGCCCCGCTACTAGCCGGCAACCACAGGGCTCTGCCGGCTAGTTACCTTCATCTAGTAACTGCCCAAGCATGAAGTGAAGTTGCTCGGTAATTTGTTTTCCGCGCAGGTTGATGGAAGTGACTTCCCCATTGACCCTCATGAAGATAGTGGTCCAATCGCCACCACGAGACTTTTCGACGGTTAGCTCGTCAATACCATCCACACACGTGGACCTGTAGTGCCTATTCCAGTATTTGTCCATTTCATCCCACCAGTTTCAGCGTCGGCAGTTTGATTTGCACTTTGATCGCTGGCTGCCGGAATGGTTCTGGGTACTTCTGCACCAGAATGTAACGCCCGATCCGGCATTTCTCGCCGTACCTGTTGGTGACTACGCGCTCTTCCGTGAGCAGCTTCCAGCCGGCATTGCGCAGTTCCATCATCGCATCAGCGACGTTGGAAACCCCGCAGCTATTTCGTATCTCCATCGCCGTGGCTGAGCCGTTCTTTAGCAGGAAGTCCAGGACGCGCTTCGGTTGCTTGCCCATGTAGAAGCTCCTGTAGTTGATCTAGGCCGCAGGTGCAGTCTAGGTGGAAACTCAACGGATGCTGTTTCATCTTCGCACACCACGGCCTATGCGGGGCCGTGCGAATGCCGTAGCGGGAGAGGGCTTCACTTAACACCATGTATCCATTTGAGCGGGTGATAGGCGCAGAAAGAGAAAAATGCGGCAAGGACAAACCACCACCCGCTTCTATCAAGCACAAATACGGCGTAGCCACACCCGCCAATAATCAGCGTCTCGTATACTATGATGTACACGAGATAAGTCAGTTCCTTCATTCTTCCTCCGGCGCCCATCTCGGGCGCTCATAGCTACACCCATAAAGCTGTTCGTTCATTTGTTCGCCTTCCCCGCCGC